TGCTCAAGCCGATGCAAGGACGCGGCCGGCCACCGGCGTCGATACGTACCGACACCCCGGATGTTCGCGGACCGTCGCTGCGAGGTCGCTGACTGCGACGCCCAGTACTTCGCCAAGGGCATGTGCAAGCCGCACTACCGTCGTGACCGGTGGGCGCAAGGTCTAGACGGTCGCACCAATCGTCAGCGCGAGACAGTCCTCAACGCGATGTGCTCGCGTTTCTCAGCGTTCGCCCCGAAGGCTAAGCCGGTGCGGGTCGCGCTGACCATCGGCATCATGCCCACCTGCCCTTCCTGCTCGGGTCGAATGGCTCCGATGACTCCCGATCACTTCCTCTGCTGCGGCTGCGGCACTGACGCCAAGTTCAACGCCGAGGAGGTGTCATGGCTGGCCTCCGAGAATCGTTCGACCGCACGGTCAGTGCGAACCGCGAACTGAGCGACGACGTCGATGCCGCACTCATCGAGTCGGGACGCGTCATCGCTGACCAGGTGGACGCCGCGATCGAGGACGGCGTTGGGCAAGAGGTTACGAAGGCGCTCTATCTGTTGCCGCACTTGATGAACGTTCTCCGCGAGATGTACGCGACGCCGAAGGCGCGACGCGATGCGGGTGTTGGACAGGAGGAGGCCGGTGGCAAGCTCGCCGAAATCCGGGCCATCCGCAACAGGCCGGCGCCCACGAAGAAGCGCGCCACCGGCTAAGAGGTTCGGGAGCGAGACGCCCCGGATCTTCACGCCGCCGTTGCGCAAGTTGACGCCGAAGACCACGCTTGGGTTCGAGTGCATCGACTTCGCCGAGCGGACACTTGAACTTGAACTGATGCCGTGGCAGAAATGGTTTCTGCTGCACGCCTTGGAACTGCACCCGACCGAGGTCGACGAGTACGGCGATCCGGTCTTCCGGTTCCGCAAGGTGATACTGCTCGTTGGTCGGCAGAACGGGAAGTCAACGGTCATGCAGGCGCTCACCCTGTGGCGCATGTTCGCCGATCGCTGCTCACTGGTCATCGGCACCGCGCAGGACTTGGAAGTGGCCGAGTCTCTGTGGGCCGAGTCGCTTGAACTTGCCCAGGAGACCGAGGAACTGCGGGTCGAGATTGAGCGCGGCAAGGTGGAGCGGCAGCCGGGGCGCAAGATGTTCCGACTGAGGACGGGCGAGACGTACAAGGTCAAGGCGGCATCGCGTCGGGGTGGGCGTGGACTGTCCGGTGAACTGGTCCTACTCGACGAACTCCGCGAGCACCAGTCATGGGACGCGTGGGCGGCCGTCACAAAGACGACGAACGCGAAGTCTCGGGCGCAGGTCTATGGCATCTCGAACGCGGGCGACATGTCTAGCATCGTGCTGCGTTACCTGCGGCTGAAGGCTCACGAGGAGCTCGGCGACCCGGACGGCTTGAACGTCGACGTCGACACGGATGCGCTGGCCGCGGAGATTGATGACGAGGACGACATCGACTCGGGCCTTGGGATCTTCGAGTGGTCAGCCCCACCCAAGGCGGGGGTGATGGACCGCGACGGCTGGGCGCAGGGCAATCCGTCCCTCGGCTACCGCATCCGCGAGGCGACCATCGCCAGCGATGCGAAGACTGACCCTGAGTGGGTGTTCCGCACCGAGGTTTTGTGTCAGTGGTCGGACGGCTCTCTCGAGGGGCCGTTCCCGCCCGGAACGTGGGAGGCCGGCACGGACCCGGACTCGCGTCGCGCTGAGGGTGCGGAGCCGGTGGCGTGCGTGACGGTGTCGCATGACCGGGGCATGGCGCACGTGACGATCGCGGCGCTGCGTGAGGACGGCAAAGTCCACGTCGAGGTGGTTGCGTCTCGTGCCGGTGTCGAGTGGGTCAAGCCGTGGCTGACTGATCCAGAGTTCCCGCATCGGGCCAAGTGGCGGGTGACGGGGCAGACGAACGGCTCGCCCGAGTCGGCGTTGATGGTGGACCTTGAGGCGGCTGGCCTGACGGTGGAGCCGTGGCAGGGGCCGGACCTGGCGCGTTCGTGTGGGCACTTCTATGACTTGGTGCGTGGCCTCGGTGAGGACGGGGTGAATCGTCCGGGCGTGTTCCATCGTCCGCAGCCGGTTCTTGATGTTGCTGCCGCGACGGCGGTGACGAAACCGCTCGGTGACGGGTGGGCGTGGGACGGGCGGAAGTCGCCCACCGATATTTCTCCGCTGCGTGGCGCGACTGGAGCTGCGTGGCTGTTGACCAAACCTGTTGAGGCTCCTGCCGTTTCGGCGTATGCGGAGCGCGGACTGCTGATCGTGTGAGAGGAGGTCGCTCGTGGGTGTGATGGATCTTGTGCGGAGGCGTCTTGCGCCGACGATTCTGCGACCGAATGTGACCACGGTCGGTTCGGACTGGTCGCAGTGGTGGGCCGAGATCACGAGCGATGTCCACAGTGCGACGCCCGCGAAGTTGTACAGGACCCAGCCGCACCTGTTCACCGTGGTGTCGTTCCTCGCCCGCAACGTGGCGCAGCTCGGGCTTCACACATTCGAGCGGGTCAGTGAGACGGATCGTCGCCGGGATCGCGTGTCACCTGCGGCGCGGGCGCTCGCGGGCACGGACGGCACGATGACAACCTTTGAGTTGATCTTCTCCCTCGTGGGCGACCTGTGCCTGTACGACCGCGCCTTCTGGTATGTCGCACCCTCGGCCGACCTTCCGTCCGGGTGGATGATCCGTCGCATTCCTCCGACGTGGGTGACGATCGGGAAGTCAACGCCGTTCGAGGTCGAGTCCTACGTGGTGACCTTCGACGGCGCGCAGGTCGTGGAGGTGCCGGCCTCGCAGATCCTTGCCTTCACTGGCTACTCCCCTACTGATCCGTTGCGGGGGTCGTCGACCGTTGAGGCGCTGCGGGGAACGCTGGCCGAACAGGTCGAGGCCGCAACGTACCGGGCGCAAGTGTGGAAGCGCGGCGGGCGGGTCTCGGCGGTGATCCAGCGACCCAAGGAGACCAACCCCTGGACGGACGCGCAGGCTAACCGATTCCGCGAGGACTGGTACTCCAACTGGACGGGCAACGGACCCAAGGCTGGTGGCACGCCGATCCTTGAAGACGGGATGACGCTGAACCGGGTTGACTTCAACGCCCAGGAGCAGCAGTTCGTGGAGGCCGCGAAGTTGTCGCTGGTCACGGTGGCGGCGGCGTTCCATGTCAACCCGACGATGATCGGGCAGAACGATGGAGCGAACTACTCGAACGTGCGCGAGTTCCGGCGCATGTTGTACGGGGACACGCTCGGACCGCTCCTGGCGCAGATCGAGGCGCGACTGAACGCGTTCCTGCTTCCGATGCTCGGGGTCGCCCCCACGCGCTGCTATGTCGAGTTCAACAACGCGGAAAAGCTGCAAGGCTCCTTTGAGGAGCAGGCGGCGGCGCTGGCGTCGTCGGTTGGTGCGCCGTGGATGCTGCGCTCCGAGGCGCGGGCGTTGCTGAACCTTCCCGCCGTCGCTGGGGCCGAGCAGTTGGTGACCCCCCTCAACGTCCTCGTCGGCGGTCAGGCGTCGCCCAGGGATTCGGGGTCGCAGAATCGGCGCTCGGGTCCCGGTCCGCTCGTCAAGGGTCGCGCCCCCGTTTCGCACGAGGAGAAGGTGGCCGAGGTGGTCGCCGGGTTCTTCAAGCGGCAGGAGCGGGCCGTCCGGTCGGCGCTCGGGGCGAAGGCTGCGGGCGACTGGTGGGACGCGGACCGTTGGGACGGCGAACTCGGTGACGACCTTTATCGGCTCGCGGTGATGGTGTCGGGGTCGGTGGCGAAGTCGACGCTGGACAGCATCGGTTTCTCGCCGGACGAGTTCGACGAGGGCCGCACGCTCGCATGGCTGCAGGAGGTTTCGCGGCGGTCGGCTGAGTCGATCAATGCGACGACCCGAGCCAAGATCGCGGACGCGCTCGACGCTGACGAACCGGGCGAGGCGCTGGACTCGATGTTCGAGGCGCAGTCGTCTCGGGCGCTTGAGGTGGCCGTGTCGACCGTGACGTTGCTCTCTGGCTTCGCATCAGTGGAGGCCGCGAATCAGGTTGCTCCGGAACGGGCGACGAAGACGTGGGTCGTGACGTCGTCGAATCCTCGCGCCTCCCACGCGGCGATGGACGGCGAGACGGTGCCGCTGTCGGAGAACTTCAGCAACGGGGCGGCATGGCCCGGTGACGGCGCGAACTTGAGCGCCGACGACATCGCGGGCTGCCAGTGCAGCCTTTCGATCGACGTCGCCTGACGCCGATCCAAACCCTTCCAACCAGCCCCAGGAGGGCCGATCATGCATGTCAAGACGCTGCCCATCGGGGCCGTGAAGGCAGGCCCCGAGGACGGGCTGGCCGAGGGCGAGTTCATCGTCTACCCGTCGACGTTCACCCGAAAGGCCGACGCCTACGGGGACGTGATCGCCAAGGGCGCGTTCCTCGATGACATCGCCGCCCGCAAGGAGGCCGGCACAGTCCTGCCGGGCCTCTATGGGCATCGCATGGACGACCCCGACTTCTTCGTTGCCGAGGCGCATGAGGAGGCCGAGGACGAACACGGGTGGCGCATCAAGGGCGCGTTCGACCTCGAGTCCCCGAAGGGCGCTCAGGTCTATCGGCTCGTGAAGGGCCGTCGCCTCAACCAACTCTCCTTCGCGTACGACGTGCTGGACTCGGGCAAGACTGAGGACGAGAACGGCGACGTGGCCAACGAGCTGCGCAAGGTGAAGGTCTACGAGTTCTCGTTCGTCCCGATCGGAGCGAATCAGGACACGTCCGTCGTGGCGATCAAGGGGATCGTCGACGGCATCAAGGCCGGCCGGGTCATTTCGGCCAAGAACGAGTCCGCGATCCGTGAGGCCGTGGACTCCCTCAACTCCGTCCTGTCGTCCCTTGACGCCCAGGACGGTAAGGCCGCGCACGTGGCCGACAACGCACAGGAGCAGGCCAGCGGTGAAGCCGAGGCCAAGTCTGACGCCAGCGACGAGGAGCCCGATGAGGCCAAGTCGCCCGTGTCCGACGAGGAGCCGAAGCCTGACCCGTCCGTCGATGCACTCCTGGCGGCATCCATCGAAATCGCAAAGAAGGGAACACGCTCGTGAATATGCGAGAGAAGCGTGCTGCCGAGATCGCTGCCGCTCAGGCGATCGTGGACGGGGCCAAAGCTGCCGTTCGCGGACTCACCGAGGGCGAGCAGGACCAGGTCTCCGAGCACCTGAAGAATGTCGACGAACTGGACATCCAGATCGAACGCGCAGAGAAGTCGGGCGACATCATGCGTCGCATCGAGGGCCTCGGCGGCACCGCTGGCGACACCGATGGTGCGCCGGCCAAGTCCATCGGGGAGCACTTCGTCAAGGAGTTGAACGGTCGGGCCATCAAGTCGCTCGGCAAGTTCTCCACGACCGAGTTCAAGGCCGCAACCGATGTGCAGGCGGTTGGGTCGAATGGTGGCGCGTTCGGTCCTCTCGTGACCGACGTCGACCGCTCGTTCGTCCTGCCCTACCGTCGCCCGCTGGTCGTGGCCGACCTCATGGGCACCGGCACCATCTCCGGAAACGCGATCACCTACCCGGTGTTCGGAGCGCTCGAGGGTGCCACTGCCTTCACCGCCGAAGGTGGCAAGAAGCCGCAGGTCCACGTCGCTGACCCGACGTGGATCACGGACGCGCTCGGGGAGGTCGCCGGGTTCTTCAAGATCACCGACGACATGTCCGAGGACGTGCCCTACGTGGTCTCGGAGATCGAGGGCACGGCCCGCTATGACCTTCTCCTGAAGGAGGAGGGCGGACTGCTCTCGGGCAACGGAACCGCACCCAACCTGCGGGGCCTGCTGAACCGTTCCGGGATCCAGACCGAGACGCAGGCGGTCGCCCCGGACTCTGCGGCTGACGCGATCTTCCGCGCCATGACCAAGGTGCAGACGGGGTCCGGTTTCGTCGCGGACGGCATCGTCATCAACCCGGCCGACTACCAGGCGCTGCGTCTGGCCAAGGACGCCAACAGCCAGTACTACGGCGGCGGGTTCTTCGCCGGCGCGTACGGCAACGGCGGCATCTCGACGCAGCCTCCGCTGTGGGGCCTGAGCACCGTCGTCACGGCAGCCATTCCGGCGAAGACGGTCCTCGTGGGCGCGTTCCAGACCGCGAAGGTCTTCCGCAAGGGCGGCCTTCGGGTCGAGTCGACCAACTCGAACGTCGACGACTTCGAGAACGACAAGATCACGATCCGCCTGCGGGAGCGGCTGGGCTTGCAGGTCAAGTACCCGGCCGCCTTCGTCAAGGTCACAGTTCTCTGATGCGCGAGTTCGAGCTGAACGGTTCCACGTTCCTCCTGGATGAGGAGGACGCCAAGAGGCTCGGAGCCAAGCCAGTCGAGAAGGTCGAAGAGAAGGCCGCGCCGAAGCCGGCGAACAAGGCCCGTTCTGCGGCCAACAAGTGATGCGGAGGGCGTGACATGGCTGCTGTGGTGCTCGCTCCCACCCCGACCGGGGTGGAGCCGGTCGTGTGGGCTGCGGCCTGCGAGGCGGTGCGGGCGTTCTGTGGCTGGCATGTCGCGCCCTCTGTCTCTGAGTCGGTCACGGTGGACGGGTCGGGCGGGAGCGTGCAGTTTCTCCCGACCCTCCACCTGACCGCGCTCACGTCGATCAGTAGTGACGGTGTCGAGGTCACGGACCCGGAGTGGTCTGCGGCGGGCATGGTCCGTGGCGCTTGCTGGTCGAGCAAGTTCCGTGGCGTCACGGCGACGATGACGCACGGCTACGACGAGTGCCCGCCTGCGGTGCTCGAGGTCGTGCGGAATCTTGCGGCGTCGAGCGCGTCGGCGGTGGCCGGTGCTCGGCAGATCACGTCGGGGCCGCATTCGGTGACGTTGACGGAGGCGGCGCAGGCGGGTGCGTCGGCGTTGTCGCCTGCTCACGAGTCGGTGTTGGCTCGCTACCGGATCCCGAGCCGTCCGTGATCCCGTCACGGTTCACTCTGGGTGTGCGGCGTTACGCGGCGACTGCCGCGGATGCTCACGGCAACGCCGTGCCGGCGTTCGCTGCGGCGATTCCCTGGCCGGTGCGTCAGGTGGATCCGGGCGCAATGCTCGACCCGCGGGACCCGAACCGGGATGCGTCCGTGGTCGCGTTCACGATCCATGCGAACCCGCACCCGAACGCGCCGACCGAGCGTGACCGGGTCGTGGTCGACGACGTCGAATACGAGGTCGAGGGTCACGTGAAGGACTGGTCTCGCGGGCCGTGGTCGAACCCTGTCGCGGGCGTCGTCGTCCAACTACGCAACGTGAAGGGGTGAGTCGTGGCGATCCGGATCGAGTTTCGGCGCGAGGCGTTCCGGGAGTTGCGGACCTCTGACGCTGCGGTGGCTGAGGTCACGTCTCGCGCTGAGGCGATCGCGGCTGCCGCCGGTGAGGGTGTCGAGGTGTTGCCGGTGCAGGCTCCCCGCAATCGCGCTCACGCTGTCGTGGCGACCGTGACCCGTGAGGCGACTCAGGCGAACGCGGAGTCGAACACGTTGCTGCGGGCTTTGGATGCGGGCCGATGAGGCGCGCCCCGGTCAACCTTGAAGCGGTCGCTGTGGCTGCGCTGCAGCCGCTCGGGGTGCACGTGGGGACGAAAGTGCCGAACCCTCGCCCGACGTCCCTGATTCGCGTCGGGACCGTCTCTGGCGGCATCCCTGCCCGGATGGTGGAAGCGCCGCTGCTGCTCGTCGAATGCTGGGCCGTGGACTCGGTCGCGGCGTTCGAACTGGCGCGTGACGCGTGGGCGCTGCTCGTCGACTTGGCGAAGACGTTCGTCGCGGGCGCGTGGGTGCTGTCGGTGGATGCGTCGCGGCCCGTGAACTTTCCTGACGCTCTCACCAACCTTCCCCGCTACCAGTTCACGGCGACCGTGAGGGTCGCGCTCGAGGAGATTCCGTGAAGCTCTATCACCCGACTCTGCCCGGTGTGACGGTCGACGTCGCCGCGAAGGCGTCCAAGGACTGGCTCGCGCAGGGGTGGCTCAAGGAGCCGCCTGCCGAGCCGAAGGGCTCCGTCAAGGAGTAACCCGCTGCGGCGACCGCTGCGGTTCATCAGGGCCAGCGAACCACTGATGAAAGGGCATGACCATGGCACAGAGTGTCGCCAATGTCGCCGCAGGCTCTCCCCTGGCCACGGGCGGAATCCTCTACGGACCGAAGGGCACGGCGCTTCCCTCGGACGCGACGACGACCCCGAATGCGGCGTTGAAGGCGTTTGGTTACGCCGACGACAAGGGCCTCGAGCCTTCCGGTGAGGGCGCGAAGAAGAAGGAAATCACCGCGTGGGGCGGGGACGTCATCGCGTCCCTGACCGAGGCGAAGAGCATCCGGAAGTTCCGGTTCACCCTCGTCGAGGTGTTCAGTGTGGACGTGCTGAAGTTCGTCTTCGGCGCGGGCAACGTCACGTCGGTGGCGGCGACCTCCACGACCGGCACGACCATCAGCATTCAGGACAAGGGTGACGAGCCCGCTGACGGTGTCTTCGTCTTCGAGATGTTCTACAAGGGCAAGAAGATGCGGCACGTCGCGCCCAACGCTTCCGCGACGGTCCTTGCGGAGCGCCCGAATGTCGACACCGACGTCATGGGCTACGAGGTGGAGATCACCTGCCTGCCGGACGCCAACGGGGTCCGCATGTACCGCTACCTCGTCAACGACGACAAGACCGGCTGACCGGTCTTTCCTTGAGCGCCGGGGCGGGATCATCCTCGCTGGCCCGTCCCGTCCCGGCTTCAACCCCCTCTCGGCCAGCGAATCAGTGAAGGGTCAGCGCCCATGTTTGAAGTCCCACAGTCAGGGAAAGCCCAGGACGGCAACCGGTTCCGGTTCTCGTTCGGCGGCGGCGAGTATTCGTTGCCGCTGTTGAGGTTCGCGCCCGTTGAGTCGGCGGAGCATTTCGAGGCGGGCCGCAATGTCGCCGGCATCCTCGCCTGCTGCGAGAACGACGCTGCTCGTGATGCTGTCCGCTCGATGGACGGTGAGCAGTTCGGGGCGCTCATGTCGGCGTGGGGCGACGCATCCGGCGTGTCCGTGGGGGAATCGGGGGCCTCGCTTCTCTCCTGAGGGAGCACGGCGAGGCCATCGAATATGACCTCATCCGGTGCGGGCTGCGGCTGTCGTGGCTGGGCACTGAGGCGCTGTCGTGGCGGGACCTGCTGGTGCTCGTGCGTCAGTGCGGTCCGGATACGGCGTTCTGGCGTGCGGATCCGCAGCGGGCGGTGCAGACGGTCGAGGTTGACCTGCTGCGCTCCATCCAGCACGCGACGCGACTTCTGGTGTGGCAGAACACGAAAGACGGTGCGGCGGGCCGGAATCAGCCTGAGCCGTTCCGGTTCCCGTGGGAGTCGGTGCGGGATGAGTACGCGGGCGACGTGATGCCCCTCGATGAGTTGAAGTCCCGCCTCGGGTGGGCATGACGTGGTGAGCGGAGGCGATCGTGGCGGCTGGCGGCACTGAACTGGCGACGGCATACGTGTCTCTGGCGATCGAGTCCTCGAAGGTCGCTGATGGTGCCGCGAAGGGCCTTGGTGTTGTCGAGCAGAAGGCCGATCAGACGGGCCGTTCTGCGGGCGCGAAGATGGGTGGCGGGCTCGGGTCCGGCATCCTCGGCGCGGCGAAGTCGTTTATGGGTCCCATTGCTGCCGCGTTCTCTGTTGCTGCCGTCACTGACTTCCTCAAGGACTCGGTCGCGGAGGCGCAGGAGGCCCGCAAGATCGGGGCGCTGACGGTCTCGACGATCAAGGCCACGGGCGGCGCAGCGAAGATCAGCGCGGAGCAGGTCGGGGACCTGGCCAACGCGATCAGCCGGAAGACGGGCATCGACGACGAAGCGATCCAGTCCGGATCAAACCTCTTGCTGACGTTCAAGAACGTGAGGAACGAGGTCGGCGCGGGGAACGACATCTTCAATCAGGCCACGCAGGCCGCGGTGGACTTGTCGGCTGCAGGGTTCGGGTCGGTCGAGTCCTCGAGCAAGATGCTCGGCAAGGCACTGAACGACCCGATCCAAGGCATCTCCGCACTGTCTCGTGCGGGCGTGCAATTCACGGATCAGCAGAAGGACCAGATCAAGACGATGGTCGAGTCCGGCGATGTGCTGGGCGCGCAGAAGTTGATCATGGCCGAGTTGACGTCACAGGTCGGTGGGGCTGCGGAGGCGCAGGCGACGGCCTCGGACAAGCTCGCGGTTGCGTGGGGCAACATCAAGGAGTCGCTCGGTGAGAAGTTGCTGCCGGTCCTCGATCGGGTCGCCAATTGGTTTCTCAACGTAGGGCTGCCCGCGATCGAGTCCTTCGGCGGCTGGCTGACGAACAACCTGTGGCCGGCGTTGAAGCAGGGCTATGAGGCGATCCTCCCCGGCATTCAAACCGCGTTGAAGATCCTCGGCGACGGGCTGGGCGAGAACGGCATCAAGTGGTCTGAGGTCGGCGACTTCATCACCAACAAGGCGATCCCCGCCATGTCGTTCGTCATGAACGCCGTCCTGCCGGTCCTGGCGGCGAATCTGCGAACGTTGTGGGAGGCGCTCAAACTGGTGTGGACGGGGTTCCAGTTCTGGGTGGGCGTGGTGACGTCGGCGGCGTCGGTGATCCTCGGCGCTTTCATCAGCATCATTGAGGGTTTCGCGTCAGTGCTTCGGGCGCTCTCGAACGTCCCCGGCTTCGGGTGGGCGAAGGATGCCGCCGACAAGATGCAGAACACCGCCGATAAGGCGCGTGGCATCCAAGCGGCCATTGACTCGATCAATCCGTGGAAGTCGATCACGGTGCAGATCAACGCGATTGCGGGTCGGATTGACGACGGCTCGGGCCAGATGGTCAACCGTGGCCTGCGTGCTGCGGGTGGGCCGGTGACGGCTGGCAGGCCGTACATCGTGGGTGAGTTGCGGCGTGAGCTGTTCGTGCCGAATCAGTCGGGGCAGGTGTTGCCCTACGTACCGGAGGGTGCGGGCGTTGACCCCCGCGCCTTGGCCTCCGCTGTCTCCGCCGCCCTCGACGGAAGTCGCCTCGAGCTCACCGGCGTCGACCGGATCACGGGTCACATGTCTGCGCGTCTCGTCGGCGCTATCGGAAGGGTGTGAGCCGCGGTGGCTGTCGGTGTGCG